TTATCCCAAATTCGAAAATTCAATCATCAACCCGGGGGGGTGTCAGCATTTTTCGGTCGTGATCGGACAAAACAATGTTGTGTTTGCGTGCCGTGCGTTCCAACAATTGCATACCGTCCGCCGTGAGATAATGCCCCTCGCGATCGTGCAGGCGGTTGTGCGTTTCCATTGTTAACGAAATCAAATTCCACGGTTCGAATGTATATTCCGGGAACGCTTCACGCGGGAATATATGATGCACCGTGTTTGCGGTTCGGCGTTTGCCATACCTCAACAATATTTGGTCGAGGTATTGGTCGCGCCTTAACACCTGCGCCCGCAACGTTTGCCACCGTTTCGAATTGAATAATTGTTCGGTGGTCATAACTGCGCCCGTTTGTTCCATGCCGCGCGTATTATATCGCGTTCGTTCAAACCTTTGTTCATGTACGGCGTTAGGTTCGGGGACCTGGCGCCGCATCTGCATTTCACATCGCCGCGGCACAAACTAACCGCCAATTCACTATTGCCGCAAAACGGGCAAGGATACAAACCATCTTTGTTTTTTTCCATGATTATTTCCTCAATAATAAACCCCGCCATGGATCGCGGCGGGGTCTGCAGGTAGCACGTCAACACAACAATTGACACTATTATATTACACCTTGTTTATATCTCTTTTTGTCTCATTTCGTCGCAACTTTTCATTTTGGCGGGGCATTGTCGATAATGGAAAAGATTTCAAAATAGTGTGAATATCCATTGTCTTTCATTGCCGCTTTCAAAGCCTCGCGGCTGATTAAATCATTGTTCATTGTCTGCCTCCTTTTGAACCCTTTTGAACCCTTTTGAACCGAACTACACCTTCTTTTTTATAGAAAGGACAAACTACTCCACGATGTTCACATTCAAGTTCTATACAATAATCACAAGGCTCTTGACTCATATATTCATAGGGGTCATCACGATAGGTTCTGTCAATCATTGTCTGCCTCCTTATCCGTTTGACTCCTTATTATCCCGTCTAAAGCATTCTGGGGTTACAAATTCAATTGTAAGCCTATATGGAGATATTTTTTCAGGATATCCATATCCGCCCCACGATGTTCTTTGTAAATCAACCAACCGATTTGTTTCTTCGAGAATGTAGCCAGTATCCTGACCTTCAACTATTTCAACTCTTAGATTAACTTTTGCTTTCATTGTCTGCCTCCTTTCTCATATCTGCTCCGCAATTTGTTTGGTTGCATTTATAACAATATGTAGGATTACATATCCACTTGCCGTGCGGTCTTTCGTTTTTGCCTCTCTCATACCCCTGCTCATAACCTAAATCAATATAAAGGTCTTTGTAAGGCTCTTCTACTGTCGGGGCATTGTCAATAATCCGAGTAAAAGCCAATGTTGGCACAGTTATTCCATTATTAGCGTTTATATGTTCGCACAATTTCACAATTTCTTCTTTCAAAGCACTACGACTTATTAAGTCATTGTTCATTGTCTGCCTCCGTTTCTGTTTTCTTCCCTCTCATATATCAACTTCATAAATAAGCGCGTATTTTTTATTGCGTCATACTCCGCGGAAGAAACGCCCGAGTATGCTATGTGTTGTAGGTCCTCCAATACTTCCATTATTTCCTGGCGGATTTTCTGGCGTTCTTCTTTTGTCATGCTTCAACACCTCCGTTTCGTGTTCTTTCGATAATGCCGCCGCCTTCTTCATACTTGCACGGGTACGGGAACCGCTCACGAATCCACACACCTACTTTGCCAAATGTGAAGGACTGTTCCGTGGTTGAATCGTCAATAGCTTCCATTACTTCAGATTCGTCATAAGTTTTTCCCATTGGCTCCAATGTTTCGTAATCATAATAATATTCCTGACCTTTTTCATTTAAGGATTCTTTCAAAGCATCTGCATCAATCAGTCTCATTGTCTGCCTCCTTCATAATGTCTTCAATTCTGATTTGCTTTTGTGCTTCCATCAATCGTTTGTTTGCCTGCTCATAATACACAGGGTCAATCTCAAATCCCACATAATCAAACCCCAATTCATAACACGCAACCAACGATGACGCCGAGCCGGCGTGCGTGTCTAATATCAAATCGCCCTTTTTTGCATACCTGGATAAAATCCAACTATACAACGCAACCGGCTTTTGTGTCGGGTGGATTCGTTCTTCTTTGTTGGCCATGTCCCCCTGCAGCATCCCGTCCCACATATAACGGAAGATTCGCGTTGCCTTATTAAATGACGTCCACGCCAACTCCGCATCCGCGAATGATCGTTCAACCGCGTGTTGTTTGTCCCAAATAATCCACCCTTGCGATGGCGGCAACACATCCGAAAAATAATTGCCACCCCAAATAATTTGGTTCTTCGACACGCGGCGCAATTCTTCGAAATAATCGGCGCCGGTCTTTTCTTGCTTCCACACGCCCAAATGATAATTTTTGTGAACGGCTGCGCCTTTTCCAACCTGTTTTCCGTTATTGGCGTTCATGTACCCGCCTTGTGATACATCGCCGTAGATTGGGTCAACTATTGCCAAATCGAAATAATTATCCGGGTATCGGGGCAAATATGCCATGCAATCCCCTAATATAAACTCGCTCATGTTGCCACCTGTTATGTGTAGATTTCGTCCCCTTCTTCCGTGTATAATTCGCGGACCGGGGGTTGCTTCTTTGCTTTTGCCTCATACTTGCACGGGTTCGGGAACCGTTCGCGGATCCATTCGCCAACTTTTCCGAAATCGAACGATTGTTCGGTGGTGCTTAAATAATCCCAGGATTCGTCCGGCACCGTCTGCATGTCGTATATTTTAACGTCCCGGTGGTATATATACGGGATTTCGCACGTGTTGCCATAAAGCGACCGGAACGCAAAATGTGCTTCACGGGATGTTAACAAATCCAACATGCGTTTTTTATCCACCAACAGGGGCATGTGAACCGCAAATGAGATTGTGTCGTGTCCCTTGCGGCGTAACCTGTAGGCCAAATCTTCCAACCCTCGCGTATATGCGGACCCCCGGTTGCGGTTGTTGGTTATGATTTCCGCGATGCGGTGGCCAATGCTTCCGTTTGTGTAATTGATAAACGGTTCGGGCGGTGGCTGCAAAATGAAAAAATCATCATTGAACAGGAAGAATTCTTCCGTTATGTCGGGACATTGGCACGCCATGATTAACGAACTTTTGGCGCGTTCCCACTTTGAGCCGCCCGTTTGTTCGTGTTCGATTTTGCGATCTGGGCGGAATCCTTCCGGGCATCCCCCGACAAACCAAACATGGCGCACGGGCCAATTTTCCGCAACGCTGCGCAATGAATAGCGCAATTCTTCCGCGGGCGGGTCATTCTTTAATATATATACAATGTCGCGTTTGTTCATGATTCCGCCTCCGTGCTAAAATCTAATGGAACATCGTTCATAAATGCAATTAAATGTTTTCTGCAACGATTGCACATATCCATTACGTTACAAGTATTTGTCCTTATTACTGCAAATACCGGTGTTCCTTGTGCCTCTTTTATCTCTTTTCCGCATCTATCACATATTAGTGGCTTCATGATCGGTTCCTCCTTTTTGCTCTTTTGCATACCCACCTAACATCACAAGCCAAAATACAACCGCCTGGCACACATTGAGTGTGATGCTAACTGCTAATACTATTGCCATATTCTTGCCTCCTTTATTGTGGAATTTGTTTATATATAGCCAACAATGCCACACCGTGCAACCGCTGCACATGTGCGCGGGAATATCCCACACGGCGCGCGATTTCGTCCCAACTCAACATATTTATATATCTATCAACAAGAATCGATTTTTGCAGGTTGCTATCCAACGCGTTAATTGTTCGGATGGTTTCAACGTCTGATTGTTCCACCTCCGCGCGGACCTGCTCAATTAACCGGTTAATTTCGGAATATTCCAAAAACTTTGTTTCCTGGGCGTTTTCTTTTGATTCTGTACGCGATGCGCCGTTGTTTTCATAACGGGTTATATTCGCGAACGTGAACGCATCACGGCGGCGTTCCAACGCTTTTATATAACGGTGGGACCCAAACGAACGCATTAACCATGTTTTGGATGCTGCAGCCATTTCCTTGTTGCTTATCATGTATCATGCCCCCTTCCATGGCCTTTTGTTCCATTCCTGCACGGCCTTTTCTATGTCTTGATAATATAACGTGTAGGTTGCCTCACACTCCGCACGCGGGCAATGTACGCCCCAAATAATCGGGGTTTTTTCGGTCCACTTAAACGGGACCAATTCGGGTTTGGTATATCCGCACACGGGACATGGAAGCAGCCGCCTGATTAATTGGATTCTTTTTTTGTTCATGATCGCGGCCCCCTTTTCGCATCCTTCATGATTTCCGCGTATATGCCATCAAACGGAATTTGAAACATAACTCCGCTGCTTTCGTCTGCGATCGAAAGCGATTTGCCGATGCTATCGGCCGTATATATGACCAGGAATTTTTTTTCGCGCATCCCCTGCGCCGTTTTCGGTTGCGGTGCCGTGGTATGCAACACGCCTTTAATTTTCCATGTACCGCGCATTATTTGGCCCCCTTGTCTTTGTCTTTGCCGATGTAATAAAGCACAACCAATGTAAAACAAATAATCGCCGTTATTATTACCGCCGTTAGATTTAATGTCATGTTGTAAAATCCTCCATAATATCAATTTTTGTGCACCATTTCGGGATTGCTACCACACGGGATGTGTCAACAATTCGTTTTTTTCGGGATCCTTCCGCATCCCGGAATAAATAAACCATCCAATACAACCCGCCATCGCTTGCAACTTCGCCCAGGTATTCTTCCGCGCCGTAATATTTAATAAATTTAGGCATCCTGCACACCTCCGAAAATGGCATCAAATGCGCCATCATGGACAGGATGCGCCGCAAATATTATTTCGCCGTTTGGCTTTTCTTCCGCATTTTCAATGTGTAGGGTTCCGCCTGCGCCCAGGAATTCTTCAACTGTGATTCCCCGTTCTTCCGCGCGTTCCTGCGCCGTTTTCCCGCGTTCGCCGGATCTTCGTTTCGGCTGCGCCTTTTTTGCCTTCAACCATTTGTTCGCGAGCTTTTGGTAATTCTCGCGTGTCAAATGATCGGGGCCGAATTGTTCGCGGTTGTATTTAATGAACTTTTCCGCTTCGGATGCCTGGTTTTTATCTTTGAAAAATCCCCGGATTAAATCATCAAGTGTTTGTTGTTGTGCGGGCGCTTCCTGCGCGCGCGCGTGTATCACACTATTACTCACACTATTTATCACTTTATTATCACTAATATAAATAGGACCCCGTGTATTTTGCACGGGTAAGGGGTGCATTTTGCACGGGTTACCCGTGCATTTTGCACGGGTAAGGGGTGCATTTTGCACGGGTTCAACCCGTGTATTTTGCACGGGTTGGAACTTAAAAAAACGGGTGCATTTTTCCACGCGCTTTTCGATGATTCCCGCATCTGATAACTTCGCGATGATTCGTTCCTGTTTGAACCTGTCAAACCCGGTGTAATCTTCCAACATTGGGACCGACAATTCAAAGAACCCGTCTTCCGTAACCTGGCCGCGATCGATGCAGAATTCCTCACGGGCGCGCAATTCCGCCAAAAAATAGGCAGCATCCGCGCCAATGCTTTTTACATCGTCTCTATAAATTTTGCGGTATATCTTCGCCATTATTTGCGCCCCTTGTTTTTCTGTAAAATACCAACAAAATAATTAACCGCTTCCGCGATGCTATCCGCCGGGCGTCCGCCGCCCGAATGATCGGATTTGTCCAAATATCCAATTGAAATAAACTTTTCGCCGAGTTTGTCTTCCACGAGATATGTACTCAACCCCAAATCAAAAACGATTTGGCCGTGTTTCGCTTCAAATCTTCCGTATTTGTCCGCCCGGAATGTAACGCCCACCGCATCCGACAAAATGCGGGCAATTTCGGAAAGGTCCAACAATCGGAAATCCGGGAACTCCTGCGCATCCGTGCCGTTTTCTTCTATAATGTCAAAAATGGTTAATTGCTTCATTTATTCTTCGCCGTTTTCGTCTTCGTCTTCGTCGTATTCTTCGATTTCTTCCGAGCCGCATTCGGGGCAAATCTTAATGTTGGCATACGCCGGCGCGCCCCAAAATTCACTAACAAATTCTTGTTTTTCCCGTGCTTCGTAATCCTGGAACACGGCCCCGCAATCGTAGCATTTAATCATGATCGGCGCCCCCCTTCCTTTTGGTGATGCGGACCGCGGCACGCCGCCCCGCTTTTTTCTTTTCGACTTCCTGCACGCATTCCGCGGCGGCATCCGGGAAAAACAATTCCAATGCGTCAATGTCGCATTCCTTCACGGTTTCCGTGCTTTCGGGGATTTCATCAATTAACGTTATTTGGTAGCCGCCCGCTTCGAACGATTTAACGCCATGTTGAACCATCAACCCCGCCAATTCTTCCTTTAATGCCTTGAATTCTGCTTCCTTTTCCTTCAATTCCGCAATGGTCTTTTCGAACGCCAACACGTTTTCGGATGCCGTTTTTAATTCCATGTTGAGCAGCTCAATCTCGGATTTTTCGGGATTGCAAATCATGTATTGTAAATCGGCCAAAAATTTTTCGATTTCCGCGCGCAATCTTTTAATTTCGGGTTTCATTTCCGACAATTCGAAACTAAAAACGTGCAGCCGTTCGGGTTCGAATGTTTCGTTGTAATCGTCGGGACGCTCGTAAACGGCCAGAATGCCCGTTTTTAGGCGTGGGCGCGGTTGGTCCATATAAAATAACATTTGGAACAAATAATCCTCATACGCGCGAATATCTGCGCCCCGGTAATCGTTTGTTGTTTTGATTTCCAAACATACCTTGGATGCTGCAGCGTAGCCGTCCAAATGACCGCGTGCGCGCAGGGTGGAACCTTCCAACGGGCGTTCGAACTTCCATTCCTTAAACATGTTCGCCTCTGAACGCCCTATGTTCAAATATTCGCGGATCTTCGGTTCCATGGTGACGCCGTATTCTATAGCCTTATTCACGAACACGGGTTCAACAGGCACGATTTGCGCCTTTTCCTTCAACAACTGAAAACGGGTTTTATATTTACTGATACCCAATAACGCGGGAATATCGGACCCGCCGAGATAACATTCACGATGTTCAATAACTGTTTTTTGCATATTACGCCCCCGCCATCAATGATTTAATACTTGCGATCGCCTGCGCGAAATCCGCATCCGTTGAGGTATTCGTCAACCCGAAATCATACGCCATTTGCTTTTTGTTCAATCCGTAAACGTCGCAGATTTCCACAAATTGTGCGCGAATGGTTTTTGGTTTCGCCGGTTCCTTCTTTGCCGCCTTTTCGGCGGTTTTCGTTGCCTGGTTTGCGTTCCTCGTTTCGTCTTCCGATGCGATCGCATCAACGGAACCAATGCCCAGGATGCCTAACGCGCGGCCAACGGCGGACGTTTCGGCGTTTTCGACAAATGACGTTTTGTTAACATAGCCGGCGTTCTTGTCTTCTCGCGCGGTTCCGGTTGCCAACAGGGTTTCCCCGTCGTAAACTTCCGCGATGCACACGGCGTGTTCGTCCGTTAAATCCAGCCAACGCGTGAGGATCCTTCCTTCCGGGAATAATTGCCAAAAACCTTGAACCCTTTTTGCAACCTCAACATATATTTTGCCGCCCTGTTGGAAAGGGTGGGATGCGTTCATTAATCGCGTGTTTATGTCCTGCAGCTTGTTATAATCCATCCGTCAATCCTCCGCCAATAATATATCGCGCAAACATGTCATGAAAACGCCGCGTGTTTCGTTGGTTAAATTGCCGTATTGGTCAAACGTATGTTCGATGAAGTATTCCGCTTTTGGGAACATCGGGGCGGGCATATCCTCCGTGAAATCTTCCGGGCCGGCGTTTGCGATTGGCAAATAATCATCAATCGAAATTTGCGCGCCGTTCTTTGCCGCTTCGATCGCTTCATCAATTGCCGTTTGAACAGGCGGGGTCTCTTTTAACGCTTCCACAACCTTTTTATATTTCGGCGTCCCCTTGCCTGTTTTCCTTGCTATGATCGCCGCCTCATGATCGAACACGCGTTGAGCATCGGAACCCGAAAAAACACGCCATGAGCTTTGTTCGTTCACGGCCTTAATGCCTTTTTTGCGGATGTACGGGCCGATGGTCGCGACGCATGCGTCGAGGTTTTTAAAATAACCTGGGAACGTTTCGCATAATTCAGATGCGATCGTTTTAACGGAATAAACCGCGTTTTTGTCAAATTTTGTTTTGTTCATGTGCTACCTCCTGGAATTAGAATTCGTTAAAAAAATCGTTTTCGGTGTCCGCTTGCTTTTCGGCCGCGTCGCATACGTCGTGCAGGTCCATTGCCAATTCTTCGGGCAATTCCTTATTTACGGCATACGCGCGCAACCTGTTAACCTTTTCGTATAACTCAACGTTTGCCATCGTTTAATCCTCCGTCAATTTGTATATGGAATCTATGATCGCCCCCGCATCCGGGATGCCGTTATATAATGCCCCTGCGATGTTCTGCGCGGCCTTTATGGCATAAACCATGTTGGCGCCGTACGAAATCAAATTCCACGCCAACGAATACACAAGGCGCATCCCTGTTTCGTCGGTGTTTTTCTGCATTTCCTGGAACTTAACCGGGTATATTGACGTTAAATCGTAAAATATAACGGCGTGGTTTAACGCGTCCAATTCCTTTTCGGTGAAATCTTCCCCGCCCGTCAATCTGCTTTGACAATATGAAGGGGACCTATCCAAAAACGCGGACATGTCTTCGATGGATGCAAACGCCCGCCGCGTAAAATCATAACGTCCGCCCGTCTTTTGTGTCTTCATTCGTGCAACCTCCAAATTAATTGGCTAATTTTAGCCATGTAATGAGAATAAATAATCGCGTTCCGCATCCGTCAACGACAACGCACAACTAATGCGCACGATTTCGGATAACTTGAACTCCTGCTCATTCTTCAATTTGCGTTGTAATGTGCTTTCGTGAACGCCGATTGCGTCCGCCAAATAACGCAGTTTGATTCCTTTTGCCTTGATTACTTCGGCCAATTCTTCCGTTTTAACTTCGGGTCTTACTTTCGGGACATTTATCATGTTATGCACCTCCTATGGTTAAAATTTTAGCCATTTATTGGCTATTTTGTCAAGCATTTTTGCGTGGTTTTTATTGCATAAATATGACATTGCAGATAAAATGCAATCAGAAGGGAGCATGTAACATGGACGAAATAAAAAAACAAATATTGCAAATTTCGGGGGAACGCATCCGCCGCGCCCGTTTGGTTAAGGGCTTAACTCAAACCGAATTGGCGGCCAAATGCGGTTATTCTGACCCAACCACAATATATAAAATCGAAAAAGGCAAACAGGACATTCCAACGTCAAAAATAAAATTGTTATGCCATGCCCTGGATATTGATTTCAATTATCTAAAAGGGGACGTGGACCAAATATTGGATATTAACGGCCGGCCCGTTGTGATCGAACGAACGAACGTTGATTCCCACCGGGCGGAACTTATGCGGCGCGCGAATGATTACATGAACCGCGCGTCGGATCCTCAATTGCAAAAAATCGTTGGCATAATGGATGTTATAATCGGGGGTGCTGATAATGGCAAACGTGATTTGGAATGAACGCGAGGCCCGGTGGGTTCTTCGTGTTACCGTCAACGGCAAAACGCACAAATTTACTTCACGGGAACCGGGGATGGCGGGCAAACGTGCCGTGTTATCTGCAGCGCGTGAATTTAACGCACACGGGACCCGCAACGCCACCGTTAACGAAATTCGGGACGAATGGTTGGAAAGCATCGCGGCGCGTTTGGGCCGTTCTTCCGTCCCTTATACCCAGGCGGAATCCTTAACCCGTTTATATGTGCTGCCCGCGATCGGAAGAAAACGCATTCGGGATGTTAAATTGCGGGATTGGCAATCAATCATCACGGATGCGCGCCCCGTGTCGGGTTCCGGGCAATTATCAAAAAAGTATTTGTCAAACCTGCGCGCACAAATCAATTTATTAATGCGCTACGCATACGAAAACGAATACACGGAACCATTGCGCGGTTCGTTGTTTGTCCCTGCAGGGCGTCCCGTGATCGGGAAGGATGTTCTGACCGTGGAACAGGTCCGCGCCCTTCTCGCGCCATCTTCCGCGTGGTATTGGCCCGCCTGGGCGCTTATGCTGCTAACGGGCGCCCGTCCCGGTGAAATCTACGGATTGCGCGTTGAGGATTTTGACGGTTTATCAATAACAATTCGCCGCGCCATCAACGCCCGCGGACAAATCACACCGGGAAAAAATAAAAATGCGCAACGTGTAATCCCTTTACATCCTATCGCACGGCAAATAATAATTGATACCATCAAACGCAACTCATATTTGAAAACACCATGGATTTTTCCCGGCAAATCGGGCGGCCGCTGCTATCCTCAAACCGCCGCGAAGGAATGGCGGGCGTTCGCATCTTCTCGCAATCTTCCGGGGACCCCTTATTGTTTGCGGCACACCTTCGTTTCGATGGTCAAAAACACGATGCCGGATAGCTTGTTAAAAAACATTGTTGGTCATTCCTCATTTATGGACACCGTGGCCGTGTATGGTCATAAAATGGCGGACGATGACGCCGCCGCCCTGGAATACATCGAACAGGCGTTTCCGTCCTGAATATAAAAACGGGACCGCATCGGGTCCCGTTTCTTTTCTTATTTTGTTTATGTTGTCATAATCGGGCCTTCAAAACTTTGTTTGGATTTTCCATTATTTCGCGGATGCTGCAATCGAGCGCGATCGCCAACGCCGCCAATGTTTCGATTTTCGCCCCGTCTATGTTCTTCCGTCCCTGCTCGTAATGCTGCAACATGCGAACACTAACGCCGGCGCGGTCCGCTAATTCCTTTTGTGAATATCCCGCGTTTGTGCGGATCTTTTGTAAATTGGTCATGATGCCGCCCCCCTCATACGTTATCGAAAAAACCATCCGCCACGAGGTTTTTAATGTGCTTTATTGTTAACGGTTCGTCCGGGACACCAAAAACGAAGATAAAATCATTAAATACTTTTTTGTAGTATTCGAAATTGCCGTTGCCGTCCTGGATTTCCAATAATTCCACGCCCACAATGTTATATATGCGTGCGTTTGTTGCCCTTGTTGTGTTTGCCATGTTCGCCACCTCCGTTTTACGCCATGCGCTCAATTAATTTTTGTATCAATTCCAAATCCTTATAACATATTTTTTCGTGTTGATAGGCCATGTTTGCGCCGAATTCGCCATAAAATACATTGTTGATTGCATCTTCTTTGTTTTCTGCTTCCGTGATCGCTACCAGGTAACCCTTAAATGTTTTGTACTTATCCATTGTCATTTCCTCCGTTGTGTTGGTGATGCGGAACCCCTCGCGGGGTTCCCTTTTATACTTCCTGTATTGTAATATTTGTTATTGCGTTTCTTGTTTCGTACGTTCCCCACCACTTGCGGGCGATGATTTCGAACATTTCGATTGCATCCGTGATATTTGTTATTTTTTCCGTTCCTGTTTCAAACTCGAATGTATCGGCGGTTGTTAATGTTATTCTGTCTTTCCTATTCGATCCGGTTGTTATGTATTCGATTTTGTAAACTGTCATTTTCTTTTCCTCCGTTTGTTGTGTTGTGCTTTCCTTCATGCTTTTATTATACCCCTTTTAGGGTATAAAGCAAGCGTTATTTTGCAATTTTTTGAAAAATTTAGCGATTTTTTGGCTTTTATGATCGTATCGGGAAAAATCCAATAAAAACGGGGCATCACGCCCCGTTTTGCCATTGGCTAAAAAATGGCTTGCCCCTCCGTTGTACCTGGCATATTTTATGGCTAACCCCGCAAACACAATAAACAAGGGCATTTGCGGGGCTTTTTTCAATGGTGGAGCATACGGGGTTCGAACCCGTGGTAATTTGGCTTTATATGTTCGAAACTCAATAAATAAAGGCGTTTTGGGTAGCCATTAATTGGCTGCGGTCAAAAATCTTGTACCCAAATTGTACCCAAAACGCCGATTTGGCAATGGCTAAAAATTGGCTTGTACCATGAAATTGTACCCAAAAAGGGCATAAAAAAACACGGCCCGTGCCAGGTCGGACCGTGTTTATTTGGGGGGATAAATTAGAAGGATATTTTTACGAACGCGGATTGAAGCGAAAGTAAGACACGCCCTGGCGCGTTCCCTCTTTTACTTTAACCATTTAGCAAGGACAAATCCTTTGTAAATGATCGCTTTGGAATTGTAGGTTATATATAACCATGCGCCCGTGTAGCTCCCGTCGCATGTAACCTTTGTTCCTTTAGGAATTCGGGCCATTTTGGCATAGTTTGTGCCTGGACCCTGGCGAAGCCTTAACGGGTTTGTGTTGGTTGCAACCGTCCACGTTTTAGCGTATGCCGCGTTTTTTGATTTGGGCGTGATCGGTGCCGTGATTACCTTCTTTGAGGTCGAAGGCTTCGCGGGTTCTTCCTTTGCGGGTTTGCTCTGTACGGGAGCGGGGGCGGGTTCGGTCGGTGTTTCTTCCTCTTCCGCCTTTACGGCATAATCCCAATTGGGGCGGCCATAGCCCAGGATGCGCGCTGCGCTCTTCTGGTATGATTTCGCCTTTACTTCGTTTGAGGTGTTGCCCTCAACGGTGTAAACCATCTTTGGTGTTACCTTAACAACAACGCCCGTGTGCTCAAACTTATTTTCGGAAAATGTCTTGCCCTTCTTTCCAAAAAAGATTTGGTCGCCAACTTCCGGTTCACTCACAAAAGCCCCGTGGGAGTGATAATAACCCGCGGAAAATGTGCAACCCGCGCCGCATCCGTTCAAGGGCTGGTATATCATTTTTGGCCCGATTTCTACCGACGTGGCCATAATGTAGATGTAATCCGCGAACAAATCGCACCAACTGGCCCCGTTTTTCAAGCCATTATATATGTTTATGCCCTGTTTTCTTAATGCGTCGAAAAACTCCGCATATTTGTTTTTGTTGGACCCTTTGGGGTTTTCCGCCGTTCCAACTTGCGCGTTTGCAATCTGTACCACACGCGCGATTATTTCATGTTTATCCATTTGTGTTTCCTCCTGTTAACGTAATCTGAACACCCTGTAACGATAAGTAACATTTAACGCCGTGCCGCTATTTTGACGTGCCCAAATATAATAATTTGTCGCGGTCGAAGGACTAACGACGGAAGAAAACGTCATGTTGGTAACGGCACCATTAACCGCGTTTACCTGATTTTTGAAGATAACGCCAGGGGCGGAAGAATTGGAACCATTCAAACCAATTCCGCGAAGTCCCGTAGCGTTGCTTTCGTATTCGAGCGCAATTTGGAAAAACCAAAGGGAAAGCGGGGTGGCTTCGATAATTGGTTTGTTCGGTGCCAAACATTGCCAATTGTTGGAACTTGCCAACGACACCGCCGCGGGTGTATTATCCGTGATTAAATCTTCGGGCGCATCCACTAATCCGTTAACGATAATCGCTCCCCACGGGGACCCCTCCGCGGGCGGGGAATATTGCAATAAGATATTATCCCCGCCGATAAAGCGCAAACCGTTTGTCGGCGAACTGTCCAGCAAGTCCACTTCGGGGGTAGTCCAGGACGGGAACAAACGAACGGGACGCCATGTGTTTGTATCTTTTATCGGGTACACTTCGTTTGCGTCAATGTCCTTTATTTGGTCAATATCAGGATTCGGCATCGTCCCCGCCCTCCGTGTCTTCGTCGTGATCGGTCGTGGCTTCGTTCTTCTTGTGGTATGTCGCACTCAAAACGGATATTGCCGCCGCTGCGAAGACGTTAACGGCCGCCATACTTGCGCACACCTGGTCGCCGTAGGGAATGTCCCAAATATCAACCAAAGCCGCAAAAAGGGTCATTGCGGGCAAAATTAACAATGTGATTTTCTTCAAAATGTCGTATGTTTTGTTGCTCATGGTTTTACCTCCTTTGTTCTTCCAAATCATCGATGCGATGATTGGCAACCTTGATTTTTTCGTCGGTAACTTCCGCGCGCTCTTCCAATTTGTACACGCGGTCAATTACTCCGTTGTGTTTTTCCACCTTCTTTGTTAGTTCTTCAATTTTGTAGTTTGTAAGCGCATTTGCGGTCATGATCGATACAACGGATCCCAGCGCGGTTCCCAAAAATGACAAAATGGCAATTAATATTTCGCTGCTCATGATTCCACCTCTTGTGTTATTTCGTATTCCAACGTCATGTTCAGATTGGATGTTTTAACAACGGGTCCGTTTTCGATGTGAAAGACCGTTGCGGAATAAAGCTTGTTAATAATACAACCGCGAATGCCGCTTGCGTCCCCGTCGGCATCCACCGCAACAAAAAATTGTATTGGATTATCGCCAGGCATTTTCGCGCAAAACTCACGGTATGTAAGATATGTACTTCCGAACACATCGGCGTTGCGTTTTACCGATTGTCCCGCGTAGGTGCCGTCGGCCTTCTTCCACGCCATAGATTCGGGATTAAGCACACGCCCGTTGCCCAAATCAACTTGCCCGTTTGTATTGTCTTCGTATAAGAAGTAATAACCCTGTAAACCCTTCAAAACTTCTTTGTCGTTGGTGTTTGTGAGGTTGATTCTTATACTACAATCGGTCGGACCATCCAAAGGACCTAAACCGCCTCTATACCACAAAACGGGAAGAAATACGCAACCGTTAACGATTTGTAGTTGTTTCAATACACCGCCTTGATTGTTTGCCTTGACATACGGTAAAGCCTCGCCAGGAATAACGGGGTAATCGGGGTTCAATGAAGCGTAATTCTGGAAAGCATCCAAAACGGACGAACAATCAATTGTTGAAGTGGTCGCCGTTCCTGTTTCCAGGTCGAAGGCATTAACGCTGACCGAACGCCCCCACGCCATGAACGGAGCGGAAGACGAACCCGCGTATATTGCATAAACCTTTTTGTTGGCTTCGTCCAAAGCAACATAAAACGAACACGTCATAGCCCCCACCGAATACGGGGTCGGGGTCCATTCGAACGCGGCTTCGTCTTCAATCTCGCAAAGATTGTTCCAAATCCACGCGCCGTTCCCCGTGAACTTCCCGACATGAATTATTAATTTGCCGCTGGCAACTTCAATTGAAACGGCACGGTTTTCATCGTCAATGAACCCCAACGGGATTTTTTGTTGGTTTGCGATTCGCGGGAAGCCTTGCGAATTGTCAATCTTAAATTCGCCAGGATTTACGACGCGGTTTGCCGCATCCCCCACGGGTTCAAAGTTGGTTTCCATGACATTGGGGGTGCTTTCGTTCCAAAAGTCCCCCGTGTCGGCATGTGTCAACACTATGTCAGTTATAGGCCCGTTTCCCGTTGTGGACCATTGCCAAACCCACCTATAACCATTGGCAACCGCTCCCGATAACGAAGTATTGATAACGCCTCTTTTGGCATCGGTTGCGGCATCAAATGTGGTGTTTTGTCCCGCGTGTGCGGTAAGCTGCGCCGCCTGTGCCGTCGGTAAGAATATGTCGGCGGCATTAACGGTGCCGTTGAAAAGACAAACACCGCCCAAAAGCTTAGTTAATACGGGCATTATCTTTTCATAGTTCAAGCACCCGCCAAGGTTTGTTCCGAATATTCGGCGCAATGTCGGCGTGATCGCGTTGGAATGTGATTCCCTAAAAACCACGCGTCCGGTTTTCGGGTCCGTCAACGTCAATGTGGCTTTTCCGTGTAATTCTTTGTTCATTTGTCCCCCTCCGTTTATAATGTCGGTATTACATATTGCGTCTGTGGGAAGTTTTCGGACCAACGGCCCACGGCGTATATTTCGCCGTCAACGCGTGTCACGTCGCTTGATTTATTCCAGAAAACGCCAATTTGTATCATTTGGGAACCAGCCATGCCGATTGTCACTTCTTTTTCCAACGCTCCGTCAATGTATAACTTTATATTGTCGCTTTCGACAATCATTATTAATGTGTGGGTGTTGCCGTCCAAAGCATAAACCGTGGTTGAATTAACCGTTGAATTGTCCGTACCTAATGCAAAATAACCGTTTTTGTCAATTATGATCGCACAATCCCTTTGCGTTCCTCCCAATTCCTGGCCCAGAATGCACGAGCAATCATACCAATTGTTGGAATTACGGGGCGTAAAGTTGGAATCAATCTTACATTTAATGCCGAACGCATAATAACTGGAATCGGTCGGCAAATAAAACAAAGCGCGGTTCGTAGAATTGACAATTACTTTTTGTCCTTCAACGGCTTCAAATGTTCCGCTTTGAAGCGGCAACGGGGATGTGCTCCCCGTGTCCGCAACCCACGAAGCGGAACCGATGCCCGCTTCGTTGAAAAGATTAACGGGGGTAAATGTAATTAAAGGCGTGCCCCCGCCTCCGTTTCCGCCTATACAACGAAAATATGCCATATTATGAAACCCTCACTATTACGCCAACGTCAACTACTTGTGCTTCGAAAGTAAGAACAATTGTTCCCGTTGAAACTGAAACCGCGGTTGGATTAACCCCGAAAATGGTTGTATAAAAATCGAAGACGGAAGAAGTCGTTATTGACGCATCGGACAAAGAAACGGTTGTGTTTCCCGCAACCAATGTTCCGCTGATTTGTGTATAACCTCCGCCCGCCAAATCCGCGATTTCTTGTGCCGTGGTCTTTTCGGTTTCGCCGTTTTTCCAGATTGCCACTTCTTCCGACCCGTCAAGGGTCGAAGCTGCGGGCAAATCATAAATTGTTACATCCGCCATGCTTTATTCCTCCTGTTAAATAGTTACGAAATGGTCGCCGTTTTCCGTCGCCAAATAATCGCCATTTTCCGTGACTATGTTTTTTGGTTCCGACGGATTAACGATTGTAAGCGATACATTGTCCGAAAGTTCGCCGAGCAAATCCAAAACGCCAAACGGTAGGAACGGTACTTCGTCGGCTGCTTCCAACATACCGCCCCAATTATCTTCACCCGCCATGCCTTGTGCCCACAATATAACGTGTTCGTCGCCGCTTGCGATTGTAACGGTTCCCGTGGGTGCCTGTGCGGTTATTTTCCAGCGATGGAACGTTGAGGGTTCAACGTCGCTAATGTGCCAATGAAAGTTCACCGTGTGATCGTTAGCGGCCGCCGTGTTTCTCTTCTTGAAACAAAGCGCGGTTCCTTCAATGTAAACATCAAAGCCGCCTTCGTTCCAACTTTCGGACGGCGTGTACTCCGCTATTAATTCATCGTCTAAGTAATAACGCAATATTAGTTCCGCGGGGTTGGTCGCTTTCAACTTGATTTCGGCCCACTCTTCCACATCCGCCGTATAAGCAACCGCAAACCGGATTTCCGCAATTTCGGTTTCTTCGTCTTCAATGGTAAACGCCGAACTATTAATGAACTTTACAAAGTCGATTTTGCCGCCCTGTACCTGGTTTTGTAGTGCATTTACTGCTTTGTCGGTCTTTGTTTTCCCGTTGGTTAACGACGGGTCCGCACCATATCCACTATAATTAGTTAATTGCTTAAATGTCCATTCAATGGACATGATACAACAAGTCAGGGGGTCGGGACCCGCTATGCCGTGAGAACATGTTATCAAATCGCCCAAATCATAAACCATATTGGATAAAAGGGCGGTTTGGAACGGTGCCCAGGTAATGCCATTTGCGATGGTTGCCAACGCTTCCGCCGCTGCGCTTCCGTTTTGCAAAAAAGGATTTGCGCCGCATTGGATAAATGCTCCGCTTCCGTGCGGGTTGTTGCCGTACAAATCAACATTGACGTTTTGATTTATCAATGTATATGATATACCGTCGTAGGCCGTGTCGTAGTCTGAAAAAGCACCGCCCGCGATTCTGTCGGAGGTTGCCCACATATCCACCACGGAGGAATTGGCAAATGATTTAATTGTCAATTTGCCGTCCCTGGTAGCCGTGGCGAAACCGCCCGCAACGCCCGCCAAATGCCCGATAAAGTCACGCCATGTTTTAATGTCGTTTTTATCATGCAATGTTAAAACGGCGTTTCCGTTCGGAAGATTTCTTGTTTGTATTTCGGACAATGCGAATGTTACCCCGCATTGTTCACATGCAAACAAGGCGTACCCGTAAATGGAATTAGAATTCGTCTGGATGTTTCCGAACGCTTTGTCGAATTTGGATATAACATCGTTTGCGATGATCGCAACGCCCGTTTCCGTCCATTCCGCCGATGCAATGTAAAATACGCCCGCTTCCGTCCAAAAGGTCGCGGGGTCTTCGTTTTCGTCCAGATATTCGAAGCCCCACTCCAAAACAATTTTGGTTCCCGCCTTCCAGTTCTTCCGCGCAATGCTCATGTTAACGAATTCGACATTAAGTTGGCCGACATACGCCAGGCCGTACCCGATATCGTCCGTGTTCGATGCGCGGTTGGAATAACTCATAGAAACGATGTTGGCATCGGTAAACGATACATTGCCAACGGTTCCCCGCACATGGTCAAACCTTGTGTTATCATGCAACGCGGCTTTTTGTTCGTTAGATAATGCAATCATGAATTAAAACCCCTCAAAAACAACGGGAACCACCCACAAACCGTCCGTGTTCTTCGTGTATTCGGACCACTCATACAAGGAAACATCCCCCGACAAGCGAAGGCGGCCCGCGTATTCGATGCCGTTCACATGTGTTGTACATTGTGCAAGCTTGCAAAACGCCAACAATTTGTCTTTCATTCGGGAAGAACAATTGAACGTTGCGGACCATGTGGGCCTGTCAAGCCTCTTTACATTGGACATTTGCTGGCCCGCTTCGTTCGAATATACGTTTTCGTCGGGGTTTAACTTGAACACAAAGGACCCCGCCACGGGGTTCGGCATTTGTTCGTTGTTTATCTTGATATATTCACCCAACATTTATTATGTACCTCCCGTGCGGTAGTTTTCCATTTGCTGCGCGCTGATAACGGCGGTGGCCAACGTTTGGCGGCCCAACTGAACATTGATTACATAATTCCCGCCGCCTGCGCTCATGCCCGCCAATTGCGACGAAATACCCGCCAATGCGCCGCTATAATTCGGCGCATCGTTTATGCCGTTATTGATAACGGATGCGGTTTGATATAATGCGCGCTGCAGGGCGGGTTGTTCGGCGTCCATTCCGTCAATAAATGATTCAATCATGCCCGCGCCGCCGTGTTGGTCGAAGTCCGACAATGGCCCCAAATCCGGTTCGGAAAAGTGCAAAAACTTGGCCACCAAATCGGCAACGTTGCCAACGGCTCGTTTTAGGGAATCCCACATTTTTTGAATTCCGCCAATGAACGATTTGATTAAATCGGAACCCCACTTCGCCGCCTTGTCGGGCAATTGTTCGCCCAATTTTCCAAATGCGTTTAATATGCCCGGTATAACTTTATTTATGATCGTATCAACAACGGTCGGTAATGCCTGGATTAAACCATCGGCCAATGAAACGATAATATCCAGGGCCGCCAATATTAATTCGTCCGCGTGATTTGTCAATTCAACCGTAATCGTGTTTATGGCTTCCACGATGGCCGGGATTAATTTAGGCAGGGCCTTGCTGATGCCGCCCGCGATGGATAACACGATTTTGAGCGCGCTATTTATTAATTTTTCTATCATTTCGGGTTTTAATAATGCGTCAACCAATGTTTCGATTGCCTGGAACATAGGATCCACCAATAATTCCAACGCATCCACTAATCCCGTTACCAATTCGAGAAGTATATCAACGGCGGCCGTTAACATTTGGCTTAAATTTTCGGGCGTTGTGATCGCCTGCACCAACGACAACAACAAATCGGATGCAAACCCCAACAACACAGGGAAATTGTCAATTATGCCGTTTCCGATGGTTTCCAATATGGATAAACCCAACGGAAGCAAAATTGGCAGCATGGTTTCAACCGTGGATTCGATGACGGGGACCAATTTTTCAAATTCGCCAACAATACTATTTATGCCGTCTTCAATCTGTTTGTCGGAACCGTCAATCCCTGCAGCCATTCCCGAAATACCGTTCATTACATCCGTTATGCCGGGCAGGAAATTTGACATTAAATTGTTTTTTACGCCGTCAATGGTCGAATTCATGCGCGTTAATGCGTCTTGATAATCAACGGATGCCGCGATCGCGGAATCGTCGAGGATGAACCCGTATTTTTCGGTTTCTTCCATCACGGCGCGCGTGGATTCCGCCGTTTGATTCAATAACGGCATTAAATTTTGGCCCGACTTCCCGAGCAGGTCGTTGGCCGCGGCTGCCTTCTTTGCGTCGTCGGTGATTCCCTGCAGGCCCTCAATGACCATTTGGAACACTTCTTCGCGGCTTTTGCCCTTTATATCGTCAATGGATAACCCAACCGCCTTGAACTTTTCGGCGGCGCTTTTGCTTCCATTTATGGCATCGTCCAAAGAATTAGTTAACGTCTTAAAACCGGCGGCGGAACTTTCCATCGATGTGCCCGCGAGTTTCATGGCATAATCCCACTTTTGGTAGGCCTCAATGCTCATTCCGACGCGCTGCGCGGATTTTGAGATATTATCCCCAAATGAGGCGGTATTTCCCGCGGCTTCGACTAATGCGCCGCTACCTTCCACAACCGCGGCGCCAATTCCCGCCATGGTTGCACCAACGGCCGCCAATGCACCAACCGCAACGCCTGCAGCGGTTTCCACGGCATCGCCCCAACCTTCGAACGATGCGCCGGAGCTTTCGGCTTCGCTTGCGGCATCCGCCGCCGCTGCGCCCGTGTCTTCGATCGCGCCCGCGGACCCTTCCGCGCTTGTTTGCAACGTGTCGAGATTGGCCGCGGTCGTTGCTACTTCCGCGGACAATGCGGCGTATTCTTCTTGTGAAATCGTGCCGGCTTCCAATGCTTCCGCCGCCTGTTCGGCCGCCGCCTGTTCCAATTCCAACTTTTCCGCGGTCTGCTCAATCTGTTTGTTGAGCAGGATCTGCTGCTGCGCCAATAATTCGACGTTGCCGGGGTCTAACTGCAGGGCCTTTTCTACTTCGCGCAATGCACGCGATGTGTTTTTAATTTCGCCGTCAACCTCTTTTAGGCTTTTGGATAATTCGCCCGTGTCGCCTTCGATCTTAACTGTTATACCGCGAATATAATTTGAACTTGCCATGTTTGTTTCCTCTTACAATTTGCGGAATTCTTCCGCCGTTCCGATGGTCGGATATTCGAAACCATCGTTGTTTTTTTCAATCATGAGATTATTTAAAAAGCCAACGTCCATGAAAAACGCTTCCGTATATGTCAACCCAATTTGCAACGCCCGCAAAAACATTAACGCGGGCGTCATCGGGCGGGCCGTTGGCTTTACGGGTTTTTTGATTCAACGTTGGATTGATTGGACTCGCTCCATAAATCCGTAATGGCGTTAATAAATTCATTGTCAAACGCCTGTGGGCCGAAATCAAAACACCACGTTATAAACGCATCCATGGTCATTTTTCCCTTCATTGCTCGGATGTCCGGTTCGGTTGCCTGGATGTGCATTACAAACGCCAATTTTTTATATAACGCCATGATCCGCGCGGGTTTTCTGTCCGCGTCGGGGTCGTTTGGTCTGCGCCTGTTTGCGCTCAATTCTTCGAACAGGTTTTTGCCTGTTAACATTTCGTATAATTCGGTAGTACCCAAATTTGCTTCGAATTCTAATTCTTTTCCGTCAACTTTTATTGTTCTTTTCATGGTATATAATCCGCCTTTCGTAATTTAACAAAAAGGGCGGGCCATATTGGCGCCGCCCTTCTCGTTTGTCTTATCCTGCCCCGTTTTATGATTCGGTGTCAAAATTAGGCATGTGCGGCGCGGTGTGCCAATTGGCATATACGGTCGCATCGCTTGTGCTATCAGCCATACCCGAAACAACAGACGTTGTGCGCGTTACGCCGTCGCCGTCAATATATGTAAACTTTTCGGCGGTCGGAATAACTGTAATGGGTATAGAATCCGTTGCGGGTTCCTTGGTGTCTTCGATCGTTTTGTCGGAAATTTCGGGCAAACCGAACGAACATTTGTAAAATACCTTTTTGATAGGCTGCTCGTCGGTTTCGTTCTCGAACGTCATCGCGAAGTACTTTTTGGAAACCTCGTTAACCTCAATAACGGCGCCGTCCTGATCCTTAACGAAATTCAAAAACGCCGTGCGGATGCTTTCGGGAAGCATGGCCACGGTCAGCGTTCCGGAATAACCCTTGGAAACCGCGCCCGGCTGATAATATATGCCGTTGTCGGCGTAGAACGGGTCGGGTTCGTCTGATTCAACAGAAACCGTTAATTCAACGGCACCGGGAAAAAGCACGCCTTCGCCATACGTCGCGGTTATATTTCCCTGCGCGTCGGTTTCTTCTGTCAATTCGAACAAATGCAGATTGCTCAAACCAAACTTTACTTTCATGTTTTTTTCTCCTTTATTTATTTTTGGATTTTTAGATAATGGTTAATCATGCCGGGGAACGCTTGTTGAACTTCGCGTTCAATCGGCGCAATGTGCGCTTTTGCTGCAGCTTGCGCTTTGGTTCCATATTTGCCATGCTTTAGGCGTGTGCGGTGTCCGTGTTCCAACAAATGCGTTAACCGGTACTTTTTGTTATATACAACATAATTTCCCGTCTTTTCGCGTTTTACGTCCCACCCCTTCGCATAATCGCCGCTATGCCCTTTTGGTGATGTTTGGCGTAATTCCCTTGCGGCTTGCTTCGCCAGGGCCTTCGCCGCGTCATCAACGGCCATTTGCATTGAGGATCCATAATTACGTAATATTGCCTGGATTTCCGCGCCTAATGATTCGGCATCCGTCGTGTTGCTCATGATTCCACCTCCGAGGGTCCCAAATTAACCCCGTAAACGGTCAACCATTCCGCGATTTCGTCCAACCATTCCGTGTTGCGTGTAAACGGTATATTACGAACGTTCAAAAATTCTTCGATGTTCTGCATTAACGGCAAATCATATTCGATCGCGTACAAATGAACCTCATTTAGGACCGTCAAATAATACGTTGTGTTATCCGCGAAAAAAGGATCCGTTTGGGTTTCGGTCAACACAATATAGGGCGGTAATATTTCCTCCCCTTCCTCAACGTCCACATGGTCGAAAAATATTTTGCCGTCTTCCGCCATTTCCGGGAAAGCATCAACCATTTGTTCGAATAATTGTTCAATTGTCATCGGGGGAACCTCCGTTCAAACCCGGTACAAATTCGGCGTATAATTCCAACGTGTCGGGACTTGCTTTGTATATCCTGTAAATGGAAAAACGCCGCCCGTCATATTCCACGATTTTTTCGCCGTTGTATTCTATCGGGTTAATCTTGAATTCAAATTCGGGGTTTATGCCGTTTTCTGCGCCGCGGAAATATTCATCACGGGAAACCGGGAAAACTTCACACATAACCGCGCGTTTTTCTTCCGTGTATAAGACTTGGCCACGCGGTCCGCGGTTTTTGGTTGGTGTGCGGGAAACCAATTTCAATTCGTCATCAAACATTGTTTGTTCCCGCCTTTTCGCTGAATACGCGGTTGTTTAACCTGTAGCGAAGGTCCCGTGGCATGGCCTGCGGTTCGCGCCTGCATAACCATTGCCAACGGGCATAATCAATGATTAATTCGCCATCGGCCGCGTTTTCCCGTGATAATGTCAACGCGCCTTCGCGCTTGATTTCGCGTTCCGCAACGTCTAACAAAACGGTTAACCGTTCGTCATAAACGGTGCTTTGCATTATGCCCAGGTCAATCTTCAACCGGGCCAATAACAAATTATCATTTGCCATGTTTTAACCTCCGAATGTTACAAATTAGGATTCGCCCGCGAAATCAACGGTTGTTGAAGGGTCAACGCCCAGGCCGATGCCTGCGAATGCCTTAACGATGGCGGGTTTGCCGTCCATTCTTGCCTTGCCACGCAGAACCGTCATGTCTTCGATGAACTTTGCGTGTTCGGATGTGTCAACAACAACGCCGGCACGCTCAAGAAGGGCGTACAAATCGAAATAACCAACAATGATGTTATTGTCGGGGATGAAATTAAGAACGAGAATATCACCGCCAACAACGGGGAATGTTCCCTGCACACCGCCCACAAGCTGGCCGTTGGAATTGACCGAAACCGCGTTACTCATGAGGGTTGTGTATGTCTTATCGTTCATAATCCATACTTTGCCGCCCCTGGAATAATCGGAATTGGCGTTGCCGCTTGCTTCGATGATCTTTGCAAAAAGTGTGTTTCCTGTGGGTGATCCTGTAATCTTAATGAGGTTGGTGAGTGCCAATGCCTCATCGTCTGCGATTGCGGTTATTACGCCCGTGGGCATCTTAACGCCGGTACCATAAAGGATGGCCTTATCGATCGCAACGCCCAAACCCTGCATGATTGCAACCATTAACGCGTCGAGCAGGTCAATGTCGGAATCCTCAATTAATGCGTTGCAAACGCCGAAATATGCGCCAACCTTGTAACAATCCAATTCAACCTGGCCGAATGTCAGCGCAACTTCCTTGATTGCGTCGCAACATTCCATCCAAATGCCCTCTGGTGCTACGCCCTGGACGATAACGCGGCCGTTGCCCTTTGCGGTGAACCTGTTAACGCGTGCGTATAACTTGGAATAATCCATCACGTTTTCACGGATGAGGCCGAGAATGGACGTTGCGATGGTGTATTCGCCGCCCGTGATGCTGCGCTTTGTCTTCATGAGCTCGCGGACCTGTGCGAGGGTGTCCTGTACGTCCTCGCGTGCGACGAATGCGTCGCGCTGCTCAATTGTCATGTTACGAAGTGATCTTGTTTTCAACATGGTGTTTGTGTTCCTTTCGTGTGTGATTTTCGGCGCCTGTTCGGGTTCGGCCGGTGCCGGTGCCTTCTGTCTGTTTTCGCTTTCGGCGAGGTCTGCTTCCAATTCTTCGATTTCGCCCTGCATGTCCGTTATTGCCTGTTCGTTTTCCGTTTCGGCTGCTTCGTTTGCGGCCTTGTCGGTTTCGAATGCGTTAACGGCATCTTCAACGGTCTGTTTTTCTTCGTCCGTTTCGGCTTCCTGGATTGCCTGCGTTAACTCGTCTTCGCGCGTGGTCAGCTCCGCCTTTTTGGCTTCGATCTCGGAACGCTTCGCAATGAGGTTTTCCATCGCGCGGCGCTTCTCGTCAATCTTCTTGCGGAGCATCAACGTTTTTACTGCCATTGTCATTTCCTCCTTCGGAATTAATGCGGGAAAACATTTTTGCGCGCCATGCGTCGGTTTCGCGGTCCTTAATATTCGCGTAATCCTTCGCGCGTGCGTTTATGCTTGTTTCCTCGTATGCCGGGAACGTGCAACAACTGACTTCGAATAATTCAACTTCGGTCAACGTCCAATGGACAGAACCATCAGCGCGGTAGTCGGTTTCCTCGCTGATGATAAAAAAACCAAACGAACATTGTGTAACGTCCCCACGTTCAACGCGCGCGTGCAGGTTCATTGCGTCCTGGTCTTTCGGATTAACCCGAATGCGTCCCCACAATCCGCGCGAGTCAACCTTTAATTCCAACGTGCCGGCGGTCGTACGTCCCAAAACCAGCGTTGTGTCGTGGTTGATTAATGCCCGAATGTCGCCCGAAATCGTATTGTCAAACGCGCCCGGTGCTATGCTTTCGGTCGCGCCGTCCCACAACTCATAAATAGAATTAAACACGGCGAAATAACCTTCGATGATCGGTTCGTTGTTTTCGTCGCGTGTTTTGAAATCATCGGGGCGCGTCCTAACAAACCGCATGTCGTTATAACTGCGCAACCCGTTTTTCGTTGCTTCCATTGTTTCCATCTGTCATTCCTCCGTGAATAATTTCTTTTGGTTCCCGCTCATGTCATACGGGATGTAATTTTCCAATATGCGCAATTCGTCCAAACCTTCCTTGGGTTCGAGGTTCAAACGGTCGCGAACTTCGTTTCCCGTAACGTAGCCGCGATCGGATGCGGCATTGAAAACGGTTGAAATTGTCGCAATGTCCCACTCCAACAGGGACCATATATTGCCGCGAATGTACCATTTTTCGGATAATATTAATTTTTTGGTTAATTCCTGTTGAACGCCTGTAACAATCTTCCGAACGGTCGTATTAACAAAATTGTTGAATGCGTCTTTGTTGAAATCACCAACGCCCACAATAAACGGCGGAACGCCAACGATGGCAGCCGCCGTTTGTTTGTTTAATTTTACCGTGTCCGCGATCGCCAAATCCTGCAACGTCAACGGCTTTATTGTTTCAACCTGGAATTGTTCCGCCGGAATAAACCATGGTTCGCCCGTGTCGGATGATTCCAAATAATCCTTTGCGAGCTTGCTGCGCCCTTCGGGACTTGCGAATTCATCAATCAATGCGTCAACCTTAACCACAATTGGCGGTTTCCATTTGGATTTGAGGAACGCCTTTTCCGTTGCCGCGGCTTGCGTCAGATTTTCCGCAACCGTTCGGGCATTTGTTATGATGCCGCGCCCCTTCCACGGGTAGCGCTTGTCGGGGTTCAACGTAAAATGTAACAGGTTTTCGGGGTCTTCCGGGATGCCGTCAATAAATACGATGTAACCATAACCGACAGGATCCGCCTGGAATGAAACCCGCGAATGTGCGATCGGTTCCAAATCCCGCAGGAATCCGTTTTCCGTGTAAACCTTAACAATGGCGTTACCGTATAACAACAACGTGTTTACTACAAATTCGATGAACTTTTGGCGGGTCAAATAACGGTTCGGGTTTATATCTATTTTTCGGGACAATTCGTTAATTATGCGAATGTCCCCCGCTTCCGTGTTTGACATAATATGCCAGGTTACCTGGCCAATTATGCCCGCCACGCGCTCGCACGCGGTCGCGATGGTCGGTTCTTCCGTCAACGGAATATAACCGCATTCGATGACGTCGTGCATGTCAAAAAACAAACCCGTTGCGCCTCTTTTTTGTTTCTTCTTAAATAATGCCATTTTGTTTTAATCCTCCGTCCCAAACCATTTGGAAGCCTTCGAATTTTTTTCTATGTCGTTTAGATAACGAACACATGCGAACACGGACGCATCGAACAGGTCAATCCTCATTTTCGGGTTAACCTTTTCAAACTGTATCATGTCATCGGTTTTTTCTATTGCGCGCACATTCTGCACGCAGTATTCGTACGCTTCGGAATGCAAATAATATAATTTGCGGTCCTTCGCGGCCTTTTCGATCGCGCGGAACCCTTCCGACTTCAAATAGAAGTATTGCGGTTGGTCTATGACCGCAAACCCCGCTTTTTTCATTTGGATTACATATTCGCGTGCGAACTTTCGATCGTGTCCCACCTGCACAATTTTGAAACCCTTTTTGCGCATGTCCTTGAACCATTTAACCACATCGTCCGGGTTAACCGTGGGACTATTACAAAGGGTTAATAACCCGTCATCGGACCAACCGAACAGGGGGATTTGGTCTTCCTCCGCCTTTTGCTGCGCCGCGGTGATCGGAAAAAACCCGTGTGTAATACAAATATATAAATCCTTCTCGCGCCAATACGCCCACAACGCCGCCGCGGTCAAATCGTGCATTTTCGATAAATCCGCGCCGCCATACCATTTAAGATTTAACTTTGCCAATTCTTCCAACGTGAAATCAAATTGCACATCGGATCTCTTGAATTCCTCAATGTTAAAATACGCTTTCATGGCGGTTGTATAAATATTGAGCGATCTGCTCAAAAAATCCTTGCGTTGTTGCGGGTCGTTTTGCGCCTGCCTTGCCTCATTCAATATATCTTCCGGGCGGATGGTTACGCCGTAGGAAGGATTCGCCAATTCATGTTGTAACGGGTTCAAATAATCCACGTCCCCATTTTCGTCTTGCTCCGCCTTCGATACAAAACAGAATAATGTATCATCGTCAACGGTCCCGTCTAACACCTTTTCGGCATACTGCAAACGGCCATAACAAAATGAATTCATGTTATCGCCCGCCGTGGTAATGCCTATCATTAATTTGTTTGTGTAGGCCTTCATGGCCTCTTTAAACCTGTTATATTGTGCCGCGCTTTTGTATGCGTGGATTTCGTCCGCAATACAAATGTTACATCCGAAGGAGTCTTGCCGTTCGGGATTTGCCGCCATCGCTTCGATGTGCAACGAACCAACCGGGGTTCCGTCCGGCGCATAGAACATTTTATCGATGCTGTGTTCCTGGTTATTATCCCGCACGCGGAATTCTTCAATAACTTTTCGCGCCTTCAATGAATATAATATCTTTTCGAACGTTTCGGAACTTTGCTTCAACGATGCCGCCGTAATATATATTGTGGAACCGCTGCGCCTTCGCAACATTCCCAACGCCCACGCCAACGCCGCAACAAAAAGAGATTTTCCCGATTTTCGGGGGACAAATATAAAAGCCTCTTTAAACCTCAATTCGTCCGTGCCTTTTATATAAAACCCCAACAGGTTATATACAACGAATATTTGCCACGGCTGCAAAATTAACGGTTTGTTTTTTAATGATCGGCCGTTGGTGTCTTCGCCCTTCTCATGAACAAAAAACCGTTCAATTAATGCGCAGACAAATTCCGCGTCCCGGTGTCGGATCTCTATGTCCCCGCGTTCCAAATCGCGCAGAAAGCGCCTTGCTTCGCGTTTGTTGTTTCCCGCCCTATGTTTACCACTTGCCACATCGCGCGCGTATTGTAGCGCGATTTCGTAATAATTTTTAACGGCTTTCATTCTTCGCCGATGCCTTCGAGGTCAAATAATATTTTGTCTAACGCGCTAACCGGGGCGGCATCCTTCATGGATTCTTCGATTATGCGTTTTAATCCCGCGGGCGTTAACCCTAATTCGCGCCAATATGCCAGGGCGGTGTGTTCGCATTCCTCAACAACGCGCAAACATGGGTTTTTTTCGAGATTGGTTGCGCCCGCCTTGTTTGTGTGCGCAACTACGGTTTGCCCGCCGGATTTTTCGAACAAATCCATTGCGGCATCCTTGCGCGCCAACACATCGGCCAACGCATTAATTGGCATGTCAAAAAAGGGGCGGTATGTTCCCGCGTCTTCCGTTGCTTTTCGGATGCGCGCCCGCCATGTTTTCGCCGTTGCCATTTTCTTTTCCTCCGTCATAACGGGACCGCATCTTCGCCCGTCAATTGTTCCCACCTTTTTATTATTATGTCCGCGTAGCGCGGGTCCAATTCGGACGTGTAACAAACACGCCCCAAATGCTCGCACGCAATAAGGGTTGTGCCGCTTCCACCAAATGTATCAATTACCCGTTCGCCTGGGCGGGTCGAATTTTCAATCAGTTTGGCTATCATTTGCACCGGCTTCATGGTCGGGTGCAAAATTGATTTTTTCGGCTTCTCGCATCTGACAACCGATGAGGGCAAATCATAAATCACGCGCAATAATTCGCGCATGTCTTCCGCGCTCATGTGTTCAATGTTTCGCCCGGCTTCAATGCACGTTGTTTGTGTGCGATCGTCAACGAAATAATGCGCGGCGCCGTCCTTCCATCCGTAGAGGATGCCTTCGTGTCGCCATTGGTAATCCTGGCGGCCCAGGGTGAATGTGTCTTTAACCCACACCATGAATTCGCGGATGGTAAACCCCGCATTTTCGATGGCATCCACAAACGCGGGCGTGTTGGCGGTTGCGTAGAACACATAATATGCGCCGCCCGGTTTCAAATGGTCCGTGATAATCTCGAACGCCTTTTGCAAAAAATTGGTGAATTCTTCGCGGCTTTCGAAATTGTCGTTGCGGATCTTCAACTTCTCTTTTGTCCCGCCTTCACAATCTGTATTATACGGCGGGTCGGTTAACCACAAATCCGCCGTGGCCCCGTCCATGAGCTTTTCGATCGTGGCGCCGTCCGTGGCATCGCCCACAATCAAACGATGGTTCCCCAATTGCCAAACCTGGCCGGGAACGCTTCGCGGTTTTTTCGGCGGTTCGGGTGTTTCGTCCTGGATTATGTTTTCCGCGTTGCGGTCCAACAAATCCATGTCGAACCCAAACAACGCCATGTCGAAATCCGAACATTTTTTCAATTCTTCAATCAACAAATCCTCATTCCATTTGGCCGCCTCCGATACCTTATTATCCGCCAAACGGAACGCGTTTATTTGTTCCGGTGTTAAATCATCGGCGCAGATGGTCGGGACCTCTAACAATCCCAATTTTTGCGCCGCCTTCCATCGTGTATGACCGCACACGATGACGTTTTCCGCATCAACTATGATCGGGACTTTAAACCCAAACGCGCGAATGCTCGCGGCCACAGGATCCACGGCCCGTTCGTTTAATCGCGGGTTGGTTTCATACGGGACCAATTCCGCGGTTTTCTTCATTTCAATTATCATAATCCGCCGGTTAACCCCCTTTAGTTAAAAACCCCCGCACTATTGGATGCCCC